TGTCCTCGGACCACACGGCTGACACAGCCGACGCGAATCCAAGAACAAGCGCTAGAAAACCTACTACTGAGAACAAGACAGAAAGAATCTTCACAGCGTCTCCTTTGATGCTCTGTAGGGATAGACATAGGCTGTCACAACGTACTCATGTTCTTCAGAAATATCATACTCGTACGAGATAGAAAGCCCATCGACAAACTCAATTCCAGCCTCCTCCAGACCATCGGCCATAGACCTAATTGCTTCTGGCGCTGTGCTACCGAACGAGAAGAAAGCAACGAGTTTTTCAGATCCGCTTACAAAGGTGCTCTTTGGAAGGGTCTCATTCTTATCCTCTGCAAGACTCTTCAAGAGGTCCAAAGACGCTGTTGCTTTACTGTCTGATCCAGTAGACACAACGTACGACCAGACCGAGGTAGGCGGGCATGACGTGCAGGACTGCACTGATGGCGCATACACACGGCTGCACTTAGGGCAGGTCCACCCCATTCCACCGTTCATGGAAGCCTCACCACACAAAGCACATCTTCCCTGACATCAAATGCGTAAAGACCCTTGTTCTCCATAATCACCTCAGCAAGAATAGACACGAACGCCGTGTCTTCATGGTTGACCCATGCGGCGACTTCGCCTCTGGAATTTGTCATTTCATCCTCCTATGGTGGCCCCAATCATACATCCGCCAAACCCATAAGGAAAGGGCGCAAAGTCTCAACTAGATAACGTAGAGATCTTTACAATAAAACTCTGAACTACCTGACCCACATCATTCCGGCATCGGCAGTTGCCCTCAGTCGTCCTCCGTCGATCCAGCCACCAGACTCCCACGGACCCTTGGCCTCTTCGTGCCAAGACAGGAGTTCTTCCAGAGTCAAGTTCTCCAGCGGCCTGTACTCGCGGGGAGCGTGAAGATGGTGCGTAATATATTGAAGTCCGTATTCGGTATAGCCGTTGACATCTCGTAGTCGGCACAGCATCTCAAAGACCTTGGGAAGTTCCTCTACATGCCACTCAAACGCCAAATTTCCCGGCTTCTTGGTCAGCCCTCGAAGTACCCAGTCCTCAGCGCCCTCTACGTCAATCTTGACCAGTTCCGGTAGACCGTACTCTTCGATGAGCGTGTCCATCGTGATTGTCTGAGCCTCGACCTCATGGAACGGCTTTCCCTTATAGCGAGCATCGTCGGCGGTCAGCCAGTCAATGTTCAAGGTCGAGAGTCCATCTTCTTCGGCCTCGTAAAACCTGACGGTATCCCAGTCAGTGTCTGACACCGCAAGATCAAGGCAGACAACCCTGTCGTCGTTTTCGTAGTTACTAGCAAGCGTGTTGTAGATACGCGGAGCAGGCTCTAAAGCGACTACCGTTTTGTATCCATAGTTGAGAGCCACAGCAGTTGCTTCTCCACGGTTTGCTCCGATATCAAAGCAGAGATCTCCTCTGGGAACATCGCTACCTTCAAGAATCTCGTGCGCGTATCCAAGATTGCGAAGGTTGGCATTCACAGCCTGACGATGCGTCGGGTCCATCTCCAACTTGTTGAGAGTCAAAAACAATTCAAGCGACTCTTGCTTGTGCCCGACCCACCAACCTGCAACTGCCTTCTCGAATACCAGCGCGTGTACGCCGGGGTAGTCAATGAATGAGCGCAGCGGTCCAACCGTGAAGTCAGCATTAGCAAGTCCCATCGACGCAATGAAGTAAGCGTCCTCATACTCAGGCACTCGCTCGTACATCCGCGATAGAAGAAAGTATCCCTCGGGACGCTTTGGCTCAAGAGCAATGGCTCGAAGCAGAGCACCTCGTGCGCTGAAGAATCGGTGAGACTGCCTGTCGATGACGCCGGACAGTCTCAGTAGTGCCTCATACGCAAGCAGTTGGTGTGTCCTGTACCCAAACTCAGCGGTGCGAATATAGAACGATGCAGCACCAGCGTTCTGCCCGCAGTCCTCGTAGATGAGGCCCATGACAAAGTTGACCTCAGGATCAAACGGTGCTTCGGCATAGCGCCTAATCCATTCTTGGTATTTGTCATGCTGAAACATGAGCCACCGCCTCCGCGACCATCTTGTCAACCACATCAGCAGGGACTCGAAGCAGATGTGCGCTGTTGTCTTGGAATCCAAAAGTCAGTAGAAGATCGTTCTCCCAAACCACAGCACCAGAGCAGAACTCGATGTCACCGGACATGAAGGACCATCGTTCCGGTGATACGCCAACAAGGTTCCAGTCTTGGTCCCACACGACAAGTCGGTGCGCGTAAGCACCATCTTTCTGCTCTAAGTAGTTCTTCCACAGGTTGACCTCGTGGATCACAGCGATGCGATAGTCACTCCAGCGCACTACCTGCGATCCGCCACGCATGTCAGATTGACTTACATAGCGATGAACCTTGTGCAACACCTGCTCACAGCCAAGAGTCGAACGGTTAGCACGAACAATCTCGGTGGGATTTGTCCACTTCACCCAGTGCCACGGCATGTCAAGAATCGGCATCCAGTTCTTTTCGCAGTACGAGTCATTCGCACCGGGAGCCGGGATGCGCCAGCGGTCCACCTCGCGCACGACCCAGTTCTCTTCATCAATCTCGATGGTGGAGAACTCCATGCGACCTTCTCCGTGTCCGGTTGTATCTCGTCGGACACCGCACATTCCAAGAACGCCGTCCCACTCCATCAGTCGCGCATCCTCTAGGCCGACGAACGTCCACAGGGGAGCCTTATCAAACATCGTGCTGTCAACTTCTGTATAGCGCGAGACGGTCAGTGTCTCGGGGTCCAACTCACACATGAAGTTTTTAGTGCGAAGAGTCAGGTCATCCTCGGGGTGCAGGTACGTCAGCGGACCCCAACGATTATTGAAAGTCTTGGCACCCTCTGTGTGATACAGGATGTAGTTAGTCTGCCGAAGATTCATAATGAGACGACCGCGCCACACAAGAGGCGATGGATTCATTAGCCCTGTGCCTCCGCTGCTGGATGCCGGAATCACTAGAGGACTTATAGATCCGCCAGCGTTTAGGACATCATTCAGCAACACTCAACTGCTCCTTGCTAGGCGAGATCATCTTCTCACTCTGGTCAAGCCCAAGGATAGAAATAAGAAACTTTGCGTCCTCTTCGTCTTTTGCATGACGATACACAGTCGCCGTAGCGTCTTCTATCTGCTTTAAAGTTATGGATGCTGGTGTACCCAAGATCTCGTCTAGGGCAAGACTGTTGACGACTCTTTTTCCCACAGTTTCTTGTCCTCCAAATAAAGAACGGGTGGCGTAAGACTATCTCACGCCACCCGTTCTCGAAGGTAGTTAGCAGGGGTACTGGCGATACCATCGCTGGTATGGCTCAATAATCCATGCCCAGTGCTGTCTCGAAGACCAGCCCCGATACATCGAGGTGTCAAGTTGACCATCAGCGGTCAACCCCCACATTTGCCAATTAGTACCACCCTTTGACATGCGATACATGATTCGGGCGCTGTAGTCAGGATTCAGAATCTTCTCGTCATCCCACCACGGCTCGTCGCCCCATGTTGGCTTGTTGAATTGAACAATGCCCCAATCCTCACCATTAAACTGAGAATCACCGGGACCGAGATTTAGGCCATTGGATTCACGCATAGCAATAGCCCATGCTTCGCGGAGATCTTCTCCACGGAACCCAGCGCCATAAAGCGTCCTCGCCAGATCATTCCGGCAGGACAATGAGCGACCAGACTTCCGCGCAATTTTATTGCGCTGTTCTCGTAGGGATTGCATGTCCACCGCCACATCCACTTTGGAGGGCTGCCGTGCGATTGGTCCTTGCGTCACTTGTGTAGTTGTCGGTGTTGCCGCTCCTGAGGACGGCTCGGTAGCCCCAGTTGCTAGGTCTACCCCTAGTAGCGCTGCGGCTGCGGCAGCAGTAACAGCGACGACGGATAGGAGCCTGAACTTATTCGCATCAAACCTCACGACGTTCCTTTCGTCGGTCTGACCCGGTTTAGACGGTGGACTGTTCTGACGGCATCGACGCGGAACGACCGAAATCGCTGGTACCGCTCTTTGCCGCCAATCACATCAATCCACTCCGAAGTCGGAGTCTTGATGTGCTTTAGGAACCGGAACCGCCCCGACTCCCCTTTGATTGACAACTCTGTGCCAATCTCCACCGTCCGCCCGTTAATGGTCATCTCATGGGAGACAACCCAGTCGGGGTGGGCAGTTGCCAGCGTGGACTCTTGCTTCTTTTTTCTACCCACTTGACTCAGCCTCCCTTCCTCGGATCAGAAACGGAAACTCTAGAGTAGCATCCACCGAAAGAGGCATCAACTACTAGAGAGACTTCCATCTAATGAATAATGACGATTCAACAATACACTTGTATTCTAGAAATGTCAACTTGGTCTTCCCAAATAGTGCCTCTGACCAGCACCTCGATACATCCAGCAAAGACTCTGGACATGCCCTCTCATCAGGCAAAAGGCCGTCGTGGGATGAGTACTACTTAACAATTGCTGTTGCAGTTTCCGCTAGAGGAGACTGTGTTCGAGCAAAACATGGAGCAGTTGTGGTCAAGGACCACAAAATTGTCTCAACTGGATACAACGGAACCCCCTCTGGAGACCCCAGATCATGCGGTGCTACCGGACAGTGCCCTCGCGCACTAGACCCGACATCTCAACACGCTGTAGGAAACTATGACTTGTGTTGGGCAACGCACGCTGAGTCAAACGCATTATTGCGTGCTTCATGGGATGATTTACGCGGAGCAACGCTCTACATCACGGGTAAGCCATGCCCCGGCTGTAGCAAGTTGATTGTATCGTCGGGCATAACAAGAGTTGTTTTTCCAGAAGCAAAGGAGTAGTGATGGGTAAGCATCACGACAAGATTCAAGCGGCTTTAGAGAAGCGAATTGCCACCATGCCTCAGGACAAGTCTGGCAGCGGAAAGGCGTACAAGAAGCCCGGTAGCCAGAACAAGCGCAAGACTGGCTACATGGGAATCAGAGCAAAGGGGAAGTAATTCATGGTCTTCTCCAGCCCTTTCGCGGGCATCCCCGAGGACATTCGGGAGGTGCTCCAAGAACTTATCCCTGCTGATGACAGTTATCACGTCACGCACCGTCGCCGGTTTGCTCGCACACTCCAAGTTCTTATGGAGAAGCGTCCAAAAGGTCGGCTTCTTGAGATTGGGACCAGTGGCGTATTTCCGGCTGCCCTGAGTCGTCTTGCTTCAGATCTCAAGGTTGATGTCACAAACTTTGATATGGATGAGCCGCTGCACCATACTGTCCTTGACCGACTTGGTAATGAGCATGCAGCAGTGCGCGTCGATCTGGAGAACGACCCGCTGCCGTTTAAGGACGAGTCGTTTGATTGGGTCATGTGCTGTGAAGTATTGGAGCACATGGAAATTGATCCTATGTTTATGATGTCTGAGATCAATCGCGTCTTGAAGCCGGAAGCGGTCTTGCTGTTAACGACCCCAAACGTTGCAAGTTCTACTGGAATCCACAAGATGCTTCTTGGACTGGAACCGTATCTTTTCATGCAGTATCACAAGACCCGTGAGTACCACAGACACAACTACGAATACACCGTTCATTCTCTTTATCAGGTACTCAAAGCGTCAGGCTTTCACGGACTGATCTGGACTGAAGACACCTTTGAGGATGGTCGTCCTTCCACTATGCGACGCCTTGTCAATGCGGGCTTCGACATTCAGCACACTGGCGACAACATCTTTGCGCTTTGCTATAAGTTTGGTCCCGTAAATGACAGATTCCCGGCAGCGATCTATGTATAGGGTGCGAACCCCGGAAAATCCAGAACGTCTTCCAAAGTTCCCCGGCGAAGTGCAGCAGATCCGTCGTCTCATAGAACCGCCGAAGAAAGAGTGGTCGGCGTTCAATCCGTCGATTGCCTATGCTCCAAACAAGGGTTACGCAATGACGTTTCGCTCGTCTAACTACGTCATCCTTGAGACTGGCGAACTTCATGTTACGCAGGGTGCAAAGATTCGCAATCAAGTTTGGTTCACCGAGACAGACGAAGATCTCACGATCAAGAATCTGCGACGTATCAAAGTTCCTAGCGAGATCGTCACAACGTGGCGAGGATTAGAAGATTCAAAACTTTTCTGGCGAGAAGGCAAGTGGCACTTCACTGCCGTCATGCTTGAGACTCATACTCCGGTAGCAAGGCTCTGCGTCTGCGTTCTTGACGAGAAAAAGTCAGAAGTGACTGATGTTGAAATCTTTCAAGGCACTGACGCAAAGAAGCCAGAGAAAAACTGGATGCTTCCTATCCTCGAACCTAATCCCAACTTTGACTTCATCTACGGCCCAAATTCAATTGTCAAAGATGGTCAGGTGATCTTCACGGTTATGAACGACAGCCGTTTGTCAGGACTACGAGGAAACACAAACCTGTTAGAGCAGCCTGATGGAACGTATCTAGCAGTAATGCATAAGTTGTGGACCAAGGAGACCCGGCACTACATCCCCACAAGGCTCGCGTACGTCAACGGGCACGATAAAAACTACGGGCACTATTTTGTCCGTTTTGACCGTTTTGGGCGTTTAGTTGAAATGTCAAGGGTTTTCCAGTTCATTGCTCGCGGAATCGAGTTCTGTGCTGGAATTGTAGAAATTGGAGACGATCTTGTCCTTACATTTGGCCGTTCTGATGTCTCGGCTCACGCGGCCCGCGCTCCAAAGAAAGACATCATTAGCCTTCTTCAGCCGCTTGACTAAATAACATATCCAGAGTTGCATTAGCAAGATCTAGCATGTAGCATAAAGACATCGACGCAGGCACTACGACCAAGAGATGGAGAAAGACGACAATGAATACCACCAGCACAGAACTGACTGAGCAGTACGCGGCCAAGATCCGCCCACTCCTTCCGCTTGCCAAGCGAGCCTACGGCTCACGCAAGCAGAGCACTCCGGCGCATGAAGCAAGCAGGGAGTACACGCACCTTCTTGTGGAGTTCCATGAGCAGGGCGGCTCGCTCTCTGAACTTGCGAAGTCACTGGGAGTTGCTTACGCCGGACTACGCCGCCGAGTTGTCATGCGAAACGTCAACGTCTCGTCCGTCCGCCCAAAGCCGCGAGGCAGCATGGAAGGCGTTCAGGAGGCCGTCGCTCGAATCCTTGCAGCGAAGAGCGTCGGTGTTGATGCCTACCACGATCAACTTGCTCGCGAGTACCGCGCTGGCATCAGCCTTGCGGGTATCGCCCGCGAACTTGGTCTCTACTCATCTGCACCTCTCTACTACGGAGTGCAGCGCAGTCTCCAGCGCCACGGCATCATTGATCCGCTGGCAACCGAGGCATCCTCTCCGGCGACTCTCACAGAGATTTTTTCCGCAGAGGAAACAATCAACGACTAAAGTCAAGCGCAGAGAGACCGGGCTTCGGCCCGGTCTTTTTGCGTTATAGCGATATACTTTACCTGTGGGAAAAAGCATCATGGAGCAACTTGCGCTCATGCCCGAGGCAGAGCGCGAAGCCGTCCTGCGCGAGATTGACCCCGAGTCACTTCTTTGGGATTGGAAGTTGTGGGCGCGTCCAGAGCAGTTGCCACCTCCCAATGACTCATGGAACATCTTTCTTTTCCTCGCTGGCCGAGGCGCAGGGAAGGCGCTGAGAATAGACACACCTATTCCAACCCCGAGTGGGTGGAAGCAGATCGGTGACATTGTGGCCGGGGACCAAGTCTTCGATGAGCAGGGCAATATCTGTGTCGTTACAGAGGCGCATGACCCCTATATCCCCGAGCGCATGTATCGGATCGAGTTTTCGGATGGAGTCTTTATCTATGCCGATGGTGACCACCAGTGGGTAACATGGACGCATCGAGACCGGAAGCAGTTCCAGAGGTACACCGAAGAGCCGGTCACCGATTTTCCTGTGGACTGGGTAAATCACCGAATCACGCTACTTGACTCGCACCACAATGTCGTTGACGAGATCGGCCCGGAGATCAGACTTACGGATGAGATCTACAAGACGCAAACAATCGGCATTCGCGGTGACCGCAACCACTGCATTCCTCTCGCTCGACCGCTGGCTCTACCCACCGCCGACCTTCCTATCGACCCATACATCTTCGGGGTATGGCTGGGCGATGGCAGCAAGCGTGATGGCTCCATCTGCTGCGGAGTAGAGGATCAACCATTTCTGCTCCCGATACTTTCGGCGGCTGGGTACCGACCATCGAAGTGGAATAACTCTCGGGACATCGTCATCGGCACTACTGGTCTCAGCGCTGAATTAAGGAAGTTGGGAGTTCGTCACAACAAGCATGTCCCCGCTATCTATCTGCGTGCTTCCGAAGAGCAGCGTCTTGCGCTGCTGCGAGGACTGATGGACTCGGATGGGTACGCAGACATCCGTCGCAATACCGTCGAGTTCTGCAACACCAACAAGCAACTCGCTATCGCAGTTTTGGAATTGTCTCGCTCTTTGTCTGAACGCCCCGTCCTTAGCGAGAGCAGAGCCACGCTTTATGGAAAAGATTGTGGTCCCAAGTACCGGGTGACGTGGCGACCGACTACACACAACCCCTTCCTTCTTCCTCGCAAAGCCGAAAAGATCTCTTCTCTAGCCGCACAGGCGCTGCGCCAACGTCATCGCATGATTACATCGGTGATCGAGGTGGATGCTGAATTATCTCGATGCCTAACAGTGAACTCCTCCAACTCAATGTACCTCGCTGGCGAGGCCATGATCCCAACACACAACACACGCTCCGCAGCCGAGTGGATTCGTGACAAAGCCAAAGAGACCAAGTACGGCCAACTCCGATTCGCACTTGTTGCTCGTACCGCCGCCGATGTACGCGATGTCATCGTAGAAGGTGAGTCTGGCATCATTAACGTTTCACCTCCAAGTGAGAAGCCGCTCTATGAGCCGTCAAAGCGCCGACTAACTTGGCCGAACGGCAACATGGCAACCTGCTTCACGGCAGACGAACCAGACTCGCTCCGAGGTATTCAGGCGCACTACGCATGGGCCGATGAGTTGGCCGCTTGGCGACAGACTCCAGACGCAGCGGGTATGACTTCATGGGACAACCTTCGTGTTGCAACTCGTCTTGGGATGAACCCACAGATTCTGGCAACAACAACTCCAAAGCGTGTGAAAGTTCTTTATGACTTGCTGGACGAAGCCAAGCGCACTGGCAAAGTTGTAATTACTAAAGGCTCGACACTTGATAACGCAGGAAATCTTTCAGGTGCGTATCTCGAAGCCATTACCGGCGTTTACGCCGGAACTCGTCTAGCACAACAGGAACTTTATGGCGAGATGCTTAGCGATGTCGAAGGCGCACTGTGGACTCTGGAGATGATTGATGAATGTCGCGAAGGCATAGCCCCGACAGGAGTCGCTCTTCGCTGTATTGGAGTAGATCCATCTGTTGCCGAGAATCCTAGAGACGAATGCGGAATCGTTGTCTGCGCGAGCACGGGAGAGCGAGATCTTTACAAGCGCAAGGCATGGGTTCTGGAAGATGCAACAATCCACGGATCTCCAGAAGTATGGGCCAACAAAGTTGTAGATATGGCTCGTAAGTACGGCTGCCCAGTGATTGCCGAAGTCAACCAAGGTGGCGCTCTAGTACGCAATGCCATCAATGCCATCGACCCGAATGTCAAAGTTCTTGAGGTTCACTCGAAGCACGGTAAGGCACTACGCGCTGAGCCGGTTGTCTTGTCGTATGAGCAGCGCCGCGTTCACCACATTGGCATCCATGCAGATCTTGAAACTCAGATGACTCAGTGGATTCCGGGTGAAGGAAAGTCACCAGACCGAGTTGACGCACTTGTACACGCGCTAACTGCTCTGCTCATCAAGCCACCGGCAGGATTCGTTGGCGGACGACTACAAGCAAAATCCCCCGCCGCCCGCCGTATCGACGTTGGTCGAAAGTTCAGCGGTGGCGGGGGATCTACTTTCAGAGTTCGCTAACGCGCAAGGCGTGCAGCCATACCCCAGTCGATCTCACTGCTTGGGACTACGCGCGGCATCAATGTCCGGTTCCTGATGACAGCATGAGCACCTGTTCCATCAACAGGAAGATTGCGCTCAACCAACTTCCTATGGAATGCGATCTGAGTCATTGGACGCTCACCACGCTCTTCAGACCAAACTCGATAGAGCATGTACAAAGCCTTCACCTGAGTCTCAGCACCTTCTGACTCCTTGGTCTCTTCGCTAAGGAACAGACCAATACGATCTTCATTCTTTCGATACATGTCGGAAGCCTCTGCTACAGCCTTGCACCAGCCAAGACCGTCACGATTAGCAGAGCCCATAACCTTGATCGCACCCTCAACGGCCCACGCAAGCACCGCAGGTAGACCGCCCTCAGGATCGAACAGGTACTCCTTGAGGTCCGGGTCCGGGTTCTCCGGCACGCGAGTGAGCGGGATCGGTCGGATACGTCGCCACATTGCATCGTCGGTGATGATCGGTCGGTGGTTCGTGGTGACCCACAACTTCGCCTGCGACTGGAACGTGAACGGCTTCTCGCCCGGTGAACGAGCAGAGATCTCAGAAGAGCCGGTCAACTTCTTGACCGAGTTCTCCTTGAGCCGCTCGTTGTCGGGCAACTCGTCCACCCACACCAGACGACGACCACGCAACTCTGCCCAGTGGTACAGGTCCGTGCTGTTCGCGTGACCGTCGCCCTGCGCGAGGATGGATGAGTCCATCGGCCATGCGTACTGTTGCGTGCCAAGACACTTCACAAGCGCCTCGACAAGCGTGTTCTTGCCGGAGCCGGGAGGACCGTAGACGAGAAACATCAGGTCGTACTTACTGGAGCCGGTGAGCGAGTAGCCCGCTGCACGTTGAATCCAGTCCTGAAGTTCCTTATCTCCGCCTGTTGCAAATTCAAGGAACTGATCCCAGCGCACATTGCGAATACCGGGGTTGTACGCAACAGGAGCGCGTCGGGTGATGTAGAGATCAGGACGGCCTCGCAGAAGTTCTCCGGTACGGAGGTCGATGACTCCGTTGGCAACACCCAGCAGGTTCTCGTCGCAGTCCCAGTTCTCGACGCCGACAATAATGCGAGGATCAGAGTTGGCGTTCTCGATTGCAGCGCGGAGTCGCGAGTTTGACTTTGACTGCTGCGCCCACTTGATGACCTCGTTTTGCTTGTCTGCGTCGTCGTACTTCACAACCTCGGACGCAATGATTGGAGCCAACTTTTTTGCCAGTTCCATAATCTCAAGCGACTCTGAGTCCGGCTTCCAGTATCCGTGGTTCCAGTGAAACCACCCAAGACCCGGCGTGTAGCGAACAGCAGGACCGAACGTGTCGATAAGACGACGACCGTTTCCGGTATCTGACAGAGTGCGCTTACCCGGTTCGCCGCCGTCTTCTTCGCGGAGGGCGTCAGGATCTTTAGGAACGTCAATGTTTGACAGAGATGAAGCCTCTTCAAAAGAGTCTCCGTCGTACAGAGCCGCTGAGATCTGACCACCAAGAGAACCGGGAAGACCAAAAGAGTATTCGTTAGTAGAAGCGGGCTTACTCTTTTTCTTCTCACCAGTTGAAGCGCGGGCTTCTTCTTGAGATTTATTCGACCACTCTTGGAGTCCCGGCCAGATCTTTTCAGTCCGTGGATTATCAATGACGAAGTCAATCGCGCGGCGAACGTGCATGAGCAAACCGCCCGGTCCCTCCAACTCCAACGGAGGACGAACCTTCTCAGCATTGAACCGGATCATCATCGTCTCGACAGCCATGCGTCCGGCTTCGGTGCTCACAGGGAACTTGTTTGCCAGAGCACAGGCCATTTTGTAGATGTCAACAGCACGCGAACCCTCGTCGATACCATCCTCAAGCATCCGCTCGATATCGACGCGCTCTCCACCAAAGTCAAGACCATCAAGCCAACTCCAGTCGGCTTCGCCAAGACTTGCACCACCCGCGCGGCGCGGCTTCTTACGGAGAGCAACCAACAACTCCTCAGGAGCCTCGGCCATCTCGATCTGCCACGGTGCCTTACCCGGTGCCCACTCATAGGTGACACCAGAAAAGTGACGCGATGGAGCAACGAGCACATACCCGTTGTGCTTAATGTCAATACCTTTGAGCCCAGACTTCTGGAGGTTGCCAACAAAAGCCTCATCTGAAGCGCACTTGTAGAACAGGTGCCGTCCGCGCTGGATTCGACCGCCGACGTTGTACTCACCTGTGATCGCCTCAACAGTCGGCGGCAGAGCACCATCGACCAGTTGCTCGAACTTCTCGAACGAGTCTGGCCCACCTGAACGCGGGTCAATATCAATGACAAAAAATCCAGACGGCTTACAGAAGACTCCGATGTTTCCATCTGGAAGTTCGCGCCACCAACGATCAACAGTTGCCAGTTCAGACGTTGCCTCGCTGTTCCACCCCGAGATACGAGGGTGCTTGCCTACGTCTTTCGGCTCACTGTGTGGTTGACCGCATGTACAGCGGCTATCTTCACGGATGCCATGACATGGCAGCACCTGCCAGCCTTGATCCGCGTAGTAGTCCGCAGCGGAAGCAAGGCGTTCGGTTGTTTCATCCCAATCACTCATACAGAACCGCCGACCGATGAATTACTAGCACTAATAGAAAGGCGTTCGTTAAGCCAGTGCTCGGCGTCCTCGGGGGAGATGTAGGCCCGCTCGCGTCCTGTCGTCGTTGTGACGAGCACGGCGGGCAAGTCACCAGAAGCCACTGCACGGGACACTACCGCTGGTGGCAAACCGTACCGGATAGCGACAGCCCTGATACTCAGTCTCTTCGCTGATTGCATGTCAGGCATCCTTTCGTAGACGGACCACGGTACCAGAGTTTGAAGGATTTGCTAAGCATGAAGAGTATGCATTTTTTGGTTGATTTAGTTAAAATTTAGTTGACACTTGATCGAGTCCCGTAAAGCCGTATTGATGGTCGTCTACAATAGTCACACAATGAGTATGTCTATTTCTCAGGAGCCCATCTCGTGTCTGCTACTACAGAGGTTCTCGCCTTTGTTCTGTTGATTCTTGGTGTCATCACCGGAGCCTCAGCCCTTGGATACAAGATCTACAAGATCGCCAAGCGCGTTGAAGGCTCCGTTGGTGTGGACGCCCAAGGCAGAACCCTCAGTGAGCGAATGGCTCGGGTCGAACATCAGTTGTGGCCCAACGGGGGAGAGTCATTAGCAGACCAAGTAGACAAAATTGAAACATGTAGCCGCGACACCGCTGTAGAGGTTCGCCTGATCCGAGACCTTTTGGTCTCTATAGTGGAAGGCCGGGGAAAAGGCTGAAAGCCCTCCAACGAGGGCATTGCCCTAAGGCTTTTGAAGCACTTTCTAAAAAGGCCGCATGACGCGAGAAATTACGAATTGACTTAGAGACGAGTATTAATCGCGAGTTGCTGTTACTCTTTGGACCAATTACAGCAGTGAGATTCTGCGTTGATCTAAAGGAGACATACCAGTGGCTCTTGCCGAGAAGTTTCTTGACGCTCAGCCAACCAAGTTTGGTCTGCCCTGCGGGGTGGCTGAACTTCTGAAGGAACTACCTGCCGAAGAGCGGGCCGCGTTCCTCAAGATCATGGAGGTTCCGGCTAGTAACCGGCAGCGACTGTCGAACCGGAAGATCCACAGCATTATTCTTTCGGAAGGCTACGACACCTCATTCTCGTCAATCTCCCTTCACCGCCGCCGAGCGTGTAGGTGCTTCACAGGTAAGCCGACAGGGAATAGCGCATGAGTATCTCTGAGAAGATAGAAGAACTTCTCTCAAATCCACCGGCAAACGGACAGACTGCCAATCGCCAGCGTCCGGCTTATCCGACAGGTTGGGAGCCGGGAGTTCGCTGGGACAACGACAATGAGATGACGGTGACCACCGATGTCACCACTGAAATGACTTCAACAGACCAATGGCGCGAAGCCGTTGAAGCCTTGGGCCTTACTCTGCCTCAAGGTTGGTCCGTAGTTCCGGTTGAAGCCCGATTCGATCCCGGCGCATGGCATCGCGACGAACAGGGTGAAGATGCCGTCACCAGACCTACTTGGCGATACAAGTTTAAAATTCAATTGAACTTGGCTTCGACTGTCTCGGTGGATGAACTCATCTCGGTGATCTCTCGCCACAAACGCAAGAAGTTTGAAAGTTCTCCTGTGGATAACTCCGCGAACTGGCTTCTCGCTACTGGCGACTGGCAGTTAGGCAAGATGGACGGGGATGGTGCAGAAGGGACAATTGCACGCATTCTGGACGGAACGGACAAAGCGGTAGATCGAATCCGTGAACTTAAGCGACTTAAACGATTCCCCAGCACAGCCACTCTCGCGCTGACCGGAGATTGCGTTGAAGGCTTTCTCTCACAAAACGGTGGAAACATCTGGCGCACTCGACTGACGATGACTGAGCAAGTGCGTTTGTATAGGCGTCTTGTTATGGACATGGTTACCAAACTGTCTAAAGAAGTAGACAATCTATTGGTCACCGCAGTTCCCGGTAATCATGGAGAGACCGTCAGAGTTGCAGGCAAGATGGCGACTCGCATGGATGACTCATGGGATCTTGATTCAGTGATGGCCGTGGCCGAAGCGCTGACTACAAACCCAGATGCTTATGGACATGTTGCGTTTCATCTTCCGCAGCCTGACCAAGGAGAGATTGTCCTTGATCTAGCAGGAACAGTTGTTGCCATTGCTCATGGACATCAGGCACCTCGCGGAGACATCCCTAAGTGGGTCGCAGAGCACGCGAAGAACATGTCTCCCGTTGGCGATGCACACCTCATTATCACCGGGCATCATCATCATCTGACCATGAAGACTCTCGGCCCGCGTACTTGGATTCAGGTTCCGGCGATGGAGTCAAAATCTGACTGGTGGGAGCACCGAACTGGAGAAGTTTCTATGCCCGGAATGGTCAGTCTTCTCACGAGTAAGGGCTTTTGGTCAGATTTAGCAGTGCTCTGATGAAGTATTATTAGACTTGGAAGTATTCTGGGTCCATTATAGATACTGGAGAGCGGCCTGCGATGTCCTATGGATCGGATATTACAACTCGCCTTGTCGTGGGCCAGTTTCTGTCACCAGATGGATCACCGGCAAAGGGCACTGTAACCATTGTACCTTCGTCCACCATTACTGGACCGAGCGGTCAGGTTGTCATTGCCGGGACCAACATTATTCAACTGGACGAAAATGGATACTTCTCTGCTGAACTACCATGCACAGACAATCCATCACTGGCTCCGGTTGGTTGGTACTACACAATCAGAACTCGAACCAGCGGTGCCCCCACAACAGAGCGCAGGCTTCATCTTCCTTTCTCGGATATCGGAGAGCCTGTAGTCATCTCTGATGCCGTACCACCTATTAGAACAGCAAGTTCACTCACAGGTGTAGTTTCTCCAAGTGAGTCACCCATTCTGTTCTCTCTGCCGGAAGTTGCCTCGTACGCCCCAGATACTGTTGTACGAAATGTGTTTGGTCAGTATCTAAACTCAGACGGCGGACCATCTACAGGCACGATTACGTTTATGCCTTCGTCGAAGATTCTCGACGACAATGACAATGTCATTATCTCTAATGCCGTAATCGTTACCCTTGACGATAATGGTGAGTTTTCTATCGACCTTCCATGCACTGACAACTACAACCTTAAGCCTCTCAACTGGTACTACAGAGTTCGTACGCGGACAAGCGGGTCGTCTCCTAACGAGTTTAGAATCTATCTTCCATACGCAGATGGTTCTTCAGTAAATATCACGCAACTTGATCGTTGGACGGATACTCCGGTTGGTCTATCCGGTCTGGTAACAACTCGTGGACCCATTGGCCCTGTTGGAGATCAGGGTGTTCAAGGTCTTACTGGAATGCAGGGAACCCAAGGAGTACAGGGAACTCAAGGAACAACAGGAATACAAGGTGCAACCGGCACTCAAGGTCTACAAGGTCTACAAGGTCTTCAAGGAGTACAGGGAGTACAAGGAGTACAGGGGACAACAGGGATTCAGGGGGCTCAAGGAACTCAAGGTCTTCAGGGTCTGCAAGGAACACAGGGAGTACAAGGCACGCAGGGAATTCAGGGTGTTCAGGGCACTCAAGGTTTGCAAGGAATGCAAGGAACACAGGGAGTACAAGGAACTCAGGGGCTAATCGGAGTTCAAGGTCTGACTGGTATCCAAGGACTTCAAGGAGAACAAGGTCTTCAGGGAATTCAGGGGACAACTGGCATACAAGGTGCAACTGGCACTCAAGGTTTGCAAGGAGTGCAAGGTCTTCAGGGTCTACAAGGAGTGCAGGGTACAACTGGCTCGCAGGGTGCAACCGGAACTCAGGGAGCAACAGGTCTTCAAGGAACTCAGGGAACTCAAGGGACGACAGGATCTCAGGGTGCAACTGGCCTTCAAGGGGACGTTGGCATTCAAGGAAGTTTTGGTTTTCAAGGAACTAACGGTATTCAAGGACAGAGTGGAACACAGGGACTTGTAGGAACGCAAGGCTTTACTGGTGCTCAAGGAACTACTGGTTCTCAGGGCACGACAGGCTCTCAGGGAACTTCCGGTCTACAAGGATTTACTGGAACTCAGGGGAGCGTCGGGCTACAAGGCACCACTGGTGCCCAAGGTACGACTGGCTCACAAGGTACAACTGGTCAAACAGGAATTCAAGGAGCCACCGGACTACAGGGCACTCAAGGAACTACAGGTGCAACAGGTTCTCAGGGCACCACTGGTCTACAGGGAGAAGTTGGTTTTCAAGGTTCTACCGGAACCCAAGGAACTACAGGACTTCAGGGAACTGCCGGAAGTCAGGGTATTCAGGGAGTTCAGGGAACAACAGGATCAGATGGACTTCAAGGAGTTCAGGGTAGCGTTGGGCTACAAGGCACGACTGGCACGCAAGGTGCTACAGGAACTCAAGGGGCAACAGGTCAGACAGGTCTTCAAGGAACCACGGGCGCTCAGGGGATTCAGGGTATTCAGGGAGAAACAGGCACTCAAGGTTCAGTAGGTACTCAAGGCGCTACAGGAACTCAAGGAACAACTGGCCTCCAAGGTCTTACTGGCTTGCAGGGTGCTCAAGGCACTCAAGGCATCCAAGGACTTGTTGGTGAAGCCGGAGATCAGTACAGCACCTCGTCCACATCTTCCTTCACAATCAGCAACAGTGGAACTACAACCATCACCGTTGAAACTAATCTTGACTATTCAGTCGGCCAGACTCTTATCATTGCTCACGACGTATCAAACATTCAATACGGAACTGTCAGTAGTTACGACCATACAACTGGATCTCTGACGTTTCTCCACACAAGTAAGTTGGGAGCAGGAACATACTCGTCATGGTCAGTCAACCTCTCCGGTGCTGTCGGTATTGAAGGTGCTCAAGGTATTCAGGGAACCCAAGGATTGCAGGGCATACAGGGATTTGGCTACGCCCAACTTCAAGGCATTCAAGGACTACAAGGTATTCAAGGCATCACCGGAATCCAAGGTGCTGGTGGTGCCCTAGGTCATTACGGTTCTTTCTACGACACTACCGACCAGACCGTTGGAGTAGGAAACGAAGGCGTCCCTACAGCGGTTCTACTAGGAACTACCGCCGAGAATAATGGTGTAAGTATCCAAAGTGGTTCACAGATTCGATTCGACTACTCCGGCGTATACGACATTCAGTTTTCATTTCAATTCCACAATACTGGCGGCGGCGGGGGCGGGACAACCGTAGAGGTTTGGCTTAGAAAGAACGGAACCGATGTCCCAGACTCGAATACTCGGGTAACCGTAAATACCAATAGTCCATACGTTGTTTCCGCATGGGACTTCATGCTTTCCCTGACTGCAAATGATTACTTGCAGATTATGTGGACAACAGACAATAACAACATTGTCATGGCGCACAATACGTCAACCTATGGTCCGGGTATTCCTTCAGCAATCGTCACCGCAATGCAGGTTATGTACACCCAACTTGGCCCACAGGGGATTACTGGAGTCCAAGGAGCAACTGGTCTACAAGGTACGACGGGAGCACAAGGGCAAATTGGTCCTCAGGGGACTACTGGAACTCAAGGCACAACTGGTCTACAGGGTGTTACCGGAGCGCAAGGAGTAACTGGACTCCAAGGAACGACCGGACCACAGGGCACCACTGGTGCTCAGGGTGAGATTGGAATTCAAGGAACAACTGGTACTCAAGGTGTTCAAGGAATCCAAGGAATTCAAGGAGAGCAAGGTCTACAAGGAATTCAAGGAACAACTGGTACTCAAGGTTCGACAGGTACACAGGGCATAGAAGGATTGCAGGGCACTTCCGGCATCCAAGGTCAGACTGGAGCACAGGGAGCAACTGGACTACAGGGTACGGATGGGGCGCAGGGATCAACCGGCACTACCGGAGCGCAGGGAGTACAGGGTGTTCAGGGAACTACCGGCCTTCAGGGAACTGTAGGACTACAAGGAGAAACTGGAATCCAAGGACTTACTGGTCTTCAGGGACAGACCGGAATCCAAGGAGAGACAGGAACTCAAGGACTCGTTGGAACTCAGGGTACTACCGGAAGTCAAGGCTCTACAGGAACCCAAGGAACTCAGGGTATTCAAGGAATACAGGGCACGACCGGAGATACTGGAACGCAGGGTACTCAGGGGACCACTGGTCTTCAGGGCACAGTTGGCCTTCAGGGAGAAACCGGAACACAAGGTATTCAAGGGGAGACCGGACTACAGGGGACAACTGGAACGCAAGGAGCGACAGGAACAACTGGAGCACAGGGAATCCAAGGTACTCAAGGCATCCAAGGACTCCAAGGACTCCAAGGTACTTCCGGTGTAGCCACCGCCCAAGCGACTACGACGACTCTTGGTATTGCATCCTTCTCCGCTACCAACTTTGATGTCACTTCTGGCGCTGTCAGCATCAAGACTGGCGGTGTACCGAATACTGCTCTTGTCAACTCTTCTGTGACAGTAACGGCTGGCACCGGGATGAGCGGCGGTGGAGCGGTCGCACTCGGCAGTTCGGTGACGCTTACCAACGCTGGTGTCACAAGTATTACTGGAACAAGCAATCAGATCACTGCCTCTGCATCAACCGGATCAGTGACTCTCTCAACTCCTCAGGACATCGGCACATCCTCATCACCAACATTCGGTAACTTGTCACTGAGTAGCAGTATTCCTACTCTCACCGCGACTGGAACCAGCACTACTGCCTCTTCGTCTGGAATCGTAGATTTCAGAAGGAGTTCAGGATCGTCAGGAGGAATTACTCAGTCTGGTGACCGACTCGGGGTAATTAGATTTTTTGGCTGGACCGGATCAGCAAACGTTCAAGGCGCTCAAATTAACGCATACGCGAGCGCAACTCACACTGCCTCATCTTCTGCTTCATACGTCAACATCCTCACCGCTGCTCCCGGTTCTACCACAGCAGCAGAGCGTTTCCGAGTTGATTCGACTGGCGTAACTCTCGACACTCCGCTGTCCGCTGCGAATGGCGGAACTGGACTGTCGTCCCTTGGTACTGGTGTAGCAACTTTCCTCGGCACTCCATCAAGTGCGAATCTTGCGGCTGCTGTAACCGATGAAACTGGCTCTGGTGCTCTTGTATTTGGTACTAGCCCTACATTTACAACAAGCATTCTTACTGGTAGCACCACTTTTGCTCTTGTCAACACAACAGCAACAACTATTAATTTTGGCGCAGCCGCAACAACGTTAAACGTTGGAGGCGCTTCTTCAAACGTAAATATTTCTAGCGGTCTTCTTTATGTACTTAACGGAGATTCTGTTCTAATTGGAGCAACTGCAACAGACACCGGAACTAACCCGGTTACTGGCGTCGGCTCAAGTGGAAGAATCTCTTCAACAGGTGTCTACGCTACTTATGGAGCAAGTTCGACAACTGGTACAAGAAGGCTAGGTGTTTTTTCAGACGTTACGGCTCCAAAAGATATAAAATGGTATGTACAAAACAACGGTGCTACCTTTGCTGATGCTGCGTACACAGGAACAGGCGCTGACTATGCCGAATACTTTGAGTGGCTAGACGGTAATCCAAATGCCGAAGACCGAGTAGGCATTAGCGTTGTATTTACTCCAGACGGCAAAGTTCGTCCAGCAACGACAGATGATGACCCGACTATCATTGTTGGCATTGTCAGCACGAATCCTGTAGTGATCGGCAACTCAAGCGAGACTCGCTGGTATGGCAAGTTCCTTCGGGACAAGTTTGGTCGAATCATCCTTGACGAAAACAATCAGGGAACGCTCAACCCTGACTACGACCCGGACTATGAATACATTCCGAGGTCAGAGCGCCCCGAGTGGGTGACCATCGGAATCATGGGTCGTCTACCTCTTCTTACTGGGCTTCCGGCCAATCCGAGGTGGATCAAGATTCGAGAGGATATGGACGGAGTCGAAGAGTGGCTAGTCCGCTAAGCCACAACGATCAAGCAATTAAATAAAATTACATGTAGCATCTATACGCAAGGCCCGACAAGACAAATCGACTGAAAGTGAGTATATACAATGGATAACGCAAAGACTCTTGAACTTGTCGTTCAGGAACTCCAGAGTCGGATCGGCCAGATCACCTCACAGTACGAGACGAATATGGCAGTCCTGAAGGCACAAGCCACTCAGGAAATCTCAGCCCGTGACGAGAAGATCGCTGAACTCGAAGCCGTTCAGACAACCACCAAAGCGTCCAAGTAGGAGCAACCCAGACTCTCTGGTTTAGCCAGCCCAGAGAGACGCATAGACGAGAGGGACATGGCATGTTCGAGGTCCGAGATGGATCACGCACTTTACAGTTTGATGGAGACCTTCTTGGTTCTTCCACCTCGTGGCGCAAGGGTTCTGATCGGTGGATTGAGTTTCAACTTTACAAGACTAAGAACGGTTCATACATTCTCTCTAGGATTGGAGTCAGCAGAGTCTTTCACGGCGCTGCCTGTCCACTTGTAAAGAGATACAGTCTTGTAGAGGCTCCACCAACTGACCTAAAAGATGACTCGATTCCGTGCGAAGAGTGTCATCCTTCGTTCGACCTACCAGTAATTTTCCCAGAGCGGGATCGGACATGGGCACAGGTGAGCGAAGAGCCGGAGGCAGTTCTCGATGCTCTCTACAAGTACGACCAAGGCGGCACCCGATACCTGACCAACGTTGCCCACCGGCTGCTGGAGCAGGCAGCATCAAAAGATTCGCTCATCGAGCGCGTCTACCGAATTGAAACCATCCCATAGAGAGACAGAAGATAATGGACGAAATGAACAACGCCAGCCCGCTTAGGCAGGCAGCGATCTCGGCGCATGAACTGTACTCCGAACTCAAGCAGGCTGGATTTTCCCGCCGTGAGGGGTTAGAGTTGCTCTCTCGAATTCTAGTGTTGTCCATGTCCGCCTCTATGGACGAGGACAACAACGGCAACGACTGACGGGTAGATAATGACCGAGCGACGAGAAGGACTTGACGGAATTCAACTGCACTACGTTGACTCCGTTGAGAAGGCATCTGAGTTTCTCCGTTGGCTAAGCGAACGCCGACCCGAGGATGCTGTCGGAGTAGACATCGAAACCGGCGAGCGTGTCGGTGGCCGACGTGAGGACGCACTCTCTCCTTGGCATGGGCAGATCCGCCTTGTGCAGGTTGGTGATGCAATGCAGGGATGGTCAATTCCGTGGCAGGAATGGTCCGGTGTTTTCTACCAAGGAATGGTCCCGTTCGAGGGGCACATCGTCTGCCACAACATTGCATTCGAAGCCAAGTGGTTCGCAGTGCAATCACGATGGAAGTTTCCTTGGCATCACGCTCACGACACCATGATTATGGCTCACCTCATCGACCCCCTTGGAACCGGCGCTCTCAAGCAACTGGCTGCCGCCTACGTCGATCCAATGGCAGTCCGGTTGCAGTCCACTCTGGACGAGCAGTTGTCCGCGAACGGCTGGACATGGGGCACGGTGCCGACGCACTTCCAGCCCTACTGGTCGTATGGCGCTCTTGACACAATCCTCACAATGCGGCTGTGGGAGCAGTTCTACGAAAAGTGTGGACCCGGTAAGCCGTATAGCCTTGCCTACGAACTTGAAATGGCAACCCGGCGCATCGTCACAAGTATGGAAGTGAATGGCGCTCGCGTCGATCTTGACTACTCCCGCAAGAAGTATGACGAACTAATTGCCTACACAGAGTCCGTGAAGCAGTGGGCAAAGAAGACATATGGCGGGGTGTCAATCACTTCAACCGTTCAGTTGGCTCGACTCTTTGAGAGCCTCGGCGGAGAGATCACCGAGTACACGCCTTCTGGACAGAAGTCGCTGACCAAGGATCAACTCAAGCGATTCGTCATTGACGGCAACCCAGAGGTCAAGCATCTGGCCGAGACAATCCTCGCGCAGCGCAAGGCTGACAAACTGGCGAGCAGTTACTTCCAGAACTTCCTAGAGAAGTCCATCAGCGGCTTCGTGCATCCGTCCGTTCGCACGCTTGGCGCTCGAACTGGTCGCATGTCGATCACAGATCCTGCGCTCCAGACGCTCCCGTCCGGGGAGGCGACAGTGCGTCGTGCGTTTGTTCCCCGCGACGAGGACCATGTCATCATCTCTTCCGACCTCGATCAGGTGGAGTTCCGGCTCACTGCTGCATTGTCAGAAGATCCCGACCTCATTGCGCTGTTCATCGAAGCCGACCGCACAGGCGGCGATGCGTTCACCAGCATCATGCGCGACATCTACCAAGACCCCAACGCGCAGAAGTCTGACCCCCGACGCAAGTTGGTCAAGGGCGTCGTCTACGGCAAGTTGTACGGAGCGGGTCCGTCAAAGATGGCGCTGACCGCTGGAGTCCCAGAGGCTCAGATGAAGTCGGTGGTCGATGCGTTCGACACGGCGTACCCCGGCGTCAAGCGACTCCAGAAGAACATCGAGAACATTGGAATGCAGCGCCTACGCGCGGAAGGTCAGGGCTACGTCCTCACTCGCACCGGACGGCGACTCCCCTGCGACGACGACCGCGTCTACTCGCTGACAAACTATCTTGTGCAGTCCAGTGCTGCCGAGATCTTCAAGCAGAATCTCATCAAGTTGGATCAGGCGGATCTCACAGACATGATGATCGTTCCGGTACACGACGAAATTGTCCTTCAAGTTCCTCGACAGGATGCAGCCGAAATCATGCCATTAGTAAGACAGTGCATGACAACATCAGAAGGATGGGCTGTTCCTCTGACAGCAGGCGTAGACGGACCTTTCGAGACTTGGGGTGACAAGTACCTGTGAACAAGTATCTGGAGCATGCTCTTGAGATTGCTATGCGTAGCAAGTGCCGCCATAAGCACGGATGCGTAGTCGTATCTCGCGGAAAGATTGTTGCCACCGCAACCAACCAAAGAGTTGGAAATCCAGACGAGGGCTGGCGGAGAGCGCATGTTCACGCTGAACATGCAGCACTTCTTGCGGCTGGCGACAGGGCATATGGAGCAACCGTGTACGTTGCTCGAATTGGTGCCACAGGACAGCCAGTAGAGTCAAAGCCCTGTCGAAGGTGTGAAAGGGTTCTCGACAAGTACAAGGTTGCATCGGTGGTATGGACATGAGCAAAGTCATCATTGCAGTAGATCCCGGCAAGATGACGGGAACCTGTGTTCTAGAAATGCCGGTTGGCCTTGAGCCAGCAATGCTTGCCTCGAATGAGTGGGAAGTTCACGAACTAGCGTTGTTCCTGCGAGAGCAGTTCTCTCAGAGACTTCCCGACGAATCCGTAAAGATGGAGATCGTCTGCGAAAGATTTACCATCAACGCTCAGACCGTTCGCAATAGTCAAGCCCCGTGGTCACTTGAGCAGATCGGCATCCTCAAACAGACAATGCGGGACCACGGGATTCCAGAAGAGTCAATCGTATGGCAGGCTCCAGCAGACGCTATGAACATGTTCAATAATGAAAAACTCAAGCGGCTTGGCTACTGGCATCGCGGAGGAGAGGGGCACGCAAATGATGCAATTCGACATGCCTTGCTTAGAGCCGTGAAAAGTGGTTGGGTACCGCGAGGTTTGCTGGGTTGACAGCCGTTGATTTTATGAAACTTCCGTGCTAGCCTTGGTAAGACGAAACGACGATATCGAGAGGTACAGATGCCAGTAACAGTGGATCTTGATCCTGACGGCCAACATATTCGCATCAATGCAGAGTGGCGCTATAAGGAACTATGCAAGAGCCTTCCCGGTGCTAAGTGGAAGGACGATGTCTGGCGAGTACCTCTAAGTTGGTCGTCCTGCCTTGCACTGAGATCAACTTTCCGAAGCGACCTAGAGATAGCCCCGGCCTTGGCTGAGTGGGCGGCAAATGAGCGTGTATCAAGAATTGATCCGAGCATGGATCTGCGAGAAGTGGAGAACCTTGATGACCCCGATAACGAAGACCTTTTCCCTCATCAAAGAGCGGGCGTCGCATTTCTCTCGACCGCCAAGAGAGCACTTCTTGCCGACGAACCCGGTCTGGGAAAAACTGCTCAAGCCATACGAGGACTCAAGCGACTGCACGACAACGGAGAATCAGTCTTCCCAGCGCTGATTGTCTGCCCTAATACGGTCAAGAAAAACTGGATGCGCGAGTTCGCCATGTGGTGGCCGGGAGTCAAGGTTCAGGTAATCAAGGGAACATCGACTCAGCGGCGCAAGCAGTTTGACTCTGACGCAGATGTGTTCGTCATCAACTGGGAGTCACTCCGCTCTCACTCGCGTTTGGCACCATACGGCTCGATTGGGCTCAAGAGGTGCAAAGAATGCGGAGGCGTTGACGACAGCGTGACACTAACTCGCTGCGAAGTCCATCCCCGAGAACTGAACGAGATTGAATTCAAAGCCGTAGTTGCGGACGAGATTCACCGCTCGAAAGACCCAAAGTCCAAGCAGTCCCGTGCGCTGTGGGCCGCGACTGGTGACGCTGACATTCGTTTTGCGCTCACTGGAACTCCCATTGCGAACAACGTCGTAGACCTGTGGGCGATACTCCATTGGGTATCACCAGAGAACTGGCCGACCAAGAGCAAGTGGATTGACCGCTTTGTAGACACGATGATGAACGCCTTTGGCGGCATGGTTGTGCTGGGGGTCAAGACACACATGCAGGAGGAGTTTTACTCCACTGTCAATCCTCACATGCGTCGGATGCTCAAGGCTCGCGTGCTGCCGTTCCTTCCCCCAATCTTGACTGAGCGTCGAGACGTTGAAATGTCTGCAAAGCAGAAGAAGGCGTATGAGCAGATGCGTGACTCTATGATCGCTGAACTTGATGGGGAGTCGGGCAGCGATGTTGTCGTAGCGCCCAGCGTCCTGACACAAACAACTCGACTTGTGCAGTTGGCAAACTCCTACGCGGAGACTACCGTTGACGAGTTGACAGGTGAGATGAAGATTCTGCTCGCGGAGCCTTCATGTAAGGTCGATGCTCTAATGGATGACATTAAGAGTGGAGACTTTGGGGAGGACTCTGTAGCGGTCTGTGCAGTGTCAAAGCAGTTGATTAATCTTCTAAGTGCGGCAATGACCAAGGCATCAATCCAGCACGGTCTGATTACGGGGGATCAGGATGAGGACGAGCGTCAGCAGGCGATTGACGACTTCCAGTCTGGCCGCACCAAGTGGATTCTTTTCACCGCACAGGCAGGTGGAGTTGGTGTTACCTTGACGGCTGCCCGTAGACTGATTATGCTGCAACGACCGTGGTCACTTGTTGACTACAAGCAGGCGCTAGACCGTGTTCATCGCATTGGATCTGAAATCCATGACTCCATTGTCATCACGGACTACGTTACAGAAGGAACAATCGAGGAGCGCGTCATTCAAGCACTTGACACAAAGGCTGATAACTTCGATCAAGTTGTCCGCGACCGTGCTAAGTTGCTTGACCTACTCAAAGACGACAAGGCAGGAAGACTATGACAATCAGACTCTCTAACTCTGAGATCCAGACGTTCAAGGACTGCCGTCGTCGCTGGTGGTTGACCTACTACCGTCGTCTACAGCCCAAGTACAAGGAGACAACCGGAGCGTTGGCGCTTGGTTCTCGCGTACACGAGGCTCTTGACCAGTATTACTCAGCGGGAGTTCCTCTACTCAAGGCGTATTCGGATCTGGTCGAAGTAGATCGCATGAACGTTGCAGACCAGATGTTCGGCATGGAGAACCTTGAGAAAGAGGCAGAACTTGGGCGCGTCATGCTTGAGGGCTACCTTGAGTGGGTTGAAGAGAATGGTATTGACGCCGAACTTGAGATGATCTCTACAGAAGAGCAGATCACTGCCTCGCTGTTCAATGGCGAGGTGGAACTCACCGGCAAGTTGGACATGCGCGTGCGTCGGAAGGCCGACGGTGTGCGCTTGTTCCGCGACTTCAAGACGGTTGGTGGAAGTCTTTCTGACTTTGCCAATCTGGCACCGATGAACGAGCAGATCCTCACCTATATGCTTCTCGAATCGACTAAGTCAGACGAGAGCGAACGAGTCGAGGGTGGCATCTTCACGATGCTCAAGAAGGTTCGGAGGACGGCGGCTGCCAAGCCACCGTTCTACGATCAGATCACAGTTCGGCACAACGTGTTCGCGCTGCGGTCATTCTGGAATCGCATTCACGGAACCATTGCGGATCTGATGCGAGTCCGAAAGTCTCTGGACGAGGGTGAAGCACACACTTTTGTGGCGTACCCACGACCGACTCGGGACTGCAAGTGGAAGTGCCAATTCTTTACCGTATGTCAACTCTTTGATGATGGATCTGCGGCGGAAGAGGCTCTTTTCGATATGTTCGTAGAGGGAGACCCCTACGACTACTACAACAAAGAAGCAAAGGGAAGTGAGTGACGATGAGCAATGTAGTTCAGCGCTCCCTCACGGTGATGGTGTACGGAGAGTCAAAGGTTGGTAAATCAACCTTTGCTGTCACGGCACCGTATCCCCGACTTATGCTCGATGTGGAGGGCGGACACCGCTTCCTCCCCATCGTCGTCAAGTATTGGGATCCACTTCGTGAGGAACCGCCCGTGGCCGATGGGACATGGGATACCGTCGTAGTTACTGTTCGTGACTACGACACCGTGCTGAAGGCATACCAGTGGCTACAGACTGGTAGGCATCAGTTCAAGAGTCTAATCATCGACTCGATCTCTGAGTTGCAGGTCAAGTGCATGGACCAGATCGCTGGTTCAGAAGCGATGAAGATGCAGCAGTGGGGCGAACTTCTTCGTCACATGGGCGGTCTACTTCGCGATCTTCGCGATCTCACCATGCACCCAACAACTCCGCTGGAGGCTGTGGTCCTCACCGCAATGGCGAGGACTACGCAGGACGGCATCTACAAGCCGTACCTTCAGGGTCAGTTGGCGATTCAGGCTCCGTACTTCTACGATATCCTCGGTGCTGTTGCCGTGGAGGAAGTACCGAACCCCGATCCAATGCAACCCCCCTACAGGGTTCGACGCATGTACGTTGAGCGAACCAACAAGTACGAAGCAGGGGAACGTGTTCAAGGTCGGCTAGGAGCAATTGTTGAGCAGCAGAATCTCTCCGTAGAGAGAATGCTTGACATCATCTTCGGTCCTTCTTCGGGGCCGACGCAGGCAGCACCAGCAGTACTTGGTGACAACGAAGCACCGTATGACAAGAAACCAGCCAAGAAGGCAGAGGTATTTTAATGAGTACGCTCAACTGGAACGATCTAATCAAAGACGCGGGAGAGTCCGCAAACAACTCGTACGAGCCGCTTCCTGACGGCGACTACGACCTCACCATTACCGAGGCTACAGCGACTGTGTCGCAGTCCGGTAAGGCGATGTTCAAGGTGAAGGCGCAGGTTCAGTCCGGCCCACACGCGAAGCGTCTGGTTTGGGACAACCTCGTTGTCTCCCCCGAGAACTCAAATGCACTCAGCATCTTCTTCCGCAAGATGGCCGCTCTTGGTCTTACCCGAGAGTTCTTCGTCCAGCAGCCCTCTAACGCACAGATCGAGCAGGCTCTTCGTGGTCGCTCGTTCCGTGGTCAGATCGGGTCGCGTACTTGGCAGGGTCAGAAGCGGAACGAGATCAAGAACTACTACCCGCTTCAGGGCGCTACGGGCGCGTCTCCGGCTCCGGCAGCGGCTGCCCCTGCACCGGCTCCTGCTCCCGCACCGGCCCCTGCACCGGCTCCTGCACCGGCTCCAGCCAGTGCATGGTCCGACGCTCCAGTTCCGCAGCCTCCGTTCTAAACAGGCTGGTTTTGCAGGTTCGCCGTCCAGTTTTCTGGACGGCGTTCCTGTAAGTCCAGAAAGTCATGGAACAGGCAGTGGAGATCAAATTGATCTACGATTTCTTCATGCCACAAAACTCTTTCATTCGCTGGATTCCAGCCTATCCCGGTCAGATATTTGAGGGAGATACAGTGCGAGTTTTGGAAGATGCCTTCTTATCAGAAGCGGGGAAGGCTATGCACAACGGGAGGGTGGGAGTCGTAATTGAGGTTTCAGGCGGAGACATCATTGTGAAGTCAACTGATGATAGGAAGCCAAAGTTAACTGCATCAAGGTACCCATACTACAAACTTGAGAAGGCTGTCTGATGGTTACCGCAACGATCAGATTTCACGTTGAAGCAGACTCCTACGATGAAATTTTAGAGCAGTCAAAGATCTTGATCTCACGGCTACTTGATATTGATCCCGATCAGGTGTTAGATCGAGTCAGCATTGAACTTGATATCTCCGAGAACGAACCGATCAACAGCGATATGTCCTATGCCGCCGAAATGACAGCGAGGTTGAAGAATGTCCGATAGCACACCAACACTAGAATCTTCCGGCTCTCCCACTCTGCCAGCACAGTCAGGGAAAAAGGTAGAAGAGAACCTGACAGTAGAACTTCGAGTCGAGGCTCTTCGTGAGGCTGCCACAATCATCAGCAGTGACCGCAACAAGTCGTACGGCGGTCCTGAGGAGAACTTTGATCGGATCGCCAAGTTGTGGACGATGCTCTTCGGTCACGAGTTCTCGCACGAGGATGTGGCGATGGCAATGATTGCGGTCAAAATGGCGCGATACATGAATCGTGACGGCGGCTTCCAGCGAGACACATGGATCGACATTGCTGGATATGCCGGATGCGGCTACGAAGTCGGCTACAAGGCGGCTCAGGGCTGATCTGACTAATGATTATTCCTCGAATCGACGTGGCTCAGGTCGCTGCCGCTGTTGACTATCCTGTCCGAGGTCCGTGGGAGTTTGAGACTCCAACATGCGCCGAGATAGGCATTGACTTCTACTACCTAGCCGAAGATGAGAAGAACGAGAGAGAATTATCGTTCTATGATGAGAACCACTATCAAGCAGTTTTGGTGTGTAAGACTTGCCCACACATAGCCGAGTGCCTGAATTGGGCCACTTATCGAGAACCATACGGGATCTGGGGCGGCACAACGCCGGGACAACGCAAAGAAATCAGAAGGCACAAAGGAATTGTGATTAGTACTCCCCAGTCTGCCTTTCAATACTCCGATAAAATGAAGTAACAACTTTCGGAGGTTAGAATGTCGGCCAGTCCTCTCTCGCCAATGGCGATCTGCGAGTCGTGCTGGCTTGTGGAGAATACCCGCTGGGAACCTGAAAGCATGGACGAAAACGGTCGGATCATGCTTCGTCTGGCTGGAGTTGGGATGCCAGATAGCGTCGGCATTCAGTCTGTTGAAATCTGCTGCATGTGTGGAGAACTGACCGTAGTAGGCATCTATGTGCTGAGAGATCCTGAAATTGTTCCGTATCCTATAGAGGAGAAAGAGGAACGTTTTGGCTTTATGGTTGGCCTCAACAGCGATGACGAGTTGTTTGGCGGATTCGATGATGACGACGACTTCGAGGGCGGCTGTGGATGAAGGACACCAGAAGTGGTGAGCAGTTGTGGCTGGAGTGGGAGGGGTCGGGGATGGAGACCTCAGACTCAGTCATCCACTACTTCACAATGGATCACGTCTCTCTCGATGAGGAGGTGGTCCGCCGAGCACTGGCTTCCACTTTGCAGCGAGACGGGATTGCGGATTCATTAGCCGATGGCTTCAAACTTCTTGATGGAGTTCGTATTGAGCAAGTCTGGGCTGGATCTTCAGAAGAAGACGACCAAGAGTTGACTATCTGCTACTCAGATGGTGAGACATACTACGGTGAAATGGTTGAGTTTCCCTTTGCAATAACTGTGGTTTATATCTCTCAGTAGCAGAGCATTCTTTCTTTTCTCTTGATAAGATAGAGTGCATGTGGAAGCCAGCCGACAACTTGAATTGGCAGAAGGACGGCTCATGCGCCAGTCCTGAGAATGCCGAGGCAAGAGACTGGTTCTTCTCGTCCGACTTCTCTGAGAAATACAAAGCCAAGAACCTTTGCCACGGCTGCCCCGTCCGCCGCCAGTGCCTTCAGTGGGCGTTAGAGCATCGGCAGATCTGGGGTGTTTGGGGAGGTCGCGACGAGATCGACATCCGCCGAGCGTTGTCTGTGTCCTACAAGGGCGAAGAGACCAAGCGTCGCCGCCCACCAAACTGTCCGTTCTGCACAGCCAGACCATCTAAGTTAGAAACTGACACGGCCCCGGTTCCCGGTGGTGGCCGCTGGACTACAGCCAAGATCGTGACCTGCACCGAGTGCGGTTTTGCGTGGCGCAGCCGGACGAGTGTAAACGCGGTCTTGGCGTACATTGCTGAACGACAAAGAGCAAAGGAAGTTTAAACCCACGCAACGTACATTAGATCGTATGTACCGCTTGTGACAGGTGACCCTGTAGTGGTATTAACTAGCCTGACTTGAATTGACCCAGTCTGGCTGCCGCCACCTTGACCCAGATTCAGATTATGAACCTGAGCACGAACCGCTCCGCCGGAGTTCAATAGATCAACCACTGCTCCAGTAATTGCAATAGCATTTGTCAACTGTCCGCCATTTGCGGTACTTGTGTAATAAGTTGGTACTGCATCAAGACCACTAGCGTTAGGACTTACAGATTCAACTCCTCGTACTACTGGTTGAAGGTAGCGAACAACAGTACTTCCAATTCCAACTTCTATGGTATTTGTTGTACCATTAAAAGCAAGATCTCCATTTTGTAATCCAGTAACACCAGCGGAAATTGCTGGAAGCCTAAATCTACTATCAGAGATTAAATCACCATTAAAGGTGGTATCTCCAGTAAATGAAATAGTTCCATTTATAGTGCTAAAACTTGCAGTTCCAAAACTGGCGTTGCCCACAAATGACGATGGACCAAGTGCCATAAAAGAATCATTTGACACAACATAGCCATTTAAAACAATTGAGCCTCTGCTAAAAGAGAAGTTCCCAATCTCAACGTACCTAGCATCAAGAGTGATAGCACTGCCTACTTCTGTTAGAGCACTGTCGGAACCGTTTGTGTATAGGTAGATTCTTGATCGCGATCCGGCGGACGTTGTTCCTATGTAGGTTGATGGGGAGGCAATGACGGTCGTTGGAGATTTTGGATAATACCCAGGCAGGGGTCCATAGACGTTTTCATCAATAGAACTGGTGCCAATAAAACCGTATCCGGTAGAACCATACTCTCTTGTCACATATGATCCAGTAGGGGCACTTGTTGTTGCGACAGTACCCGATGCCGAAGTTGTGTATGTAAAAACCCGCTGTAGTTGAGCATACGCTTCAGACATTGGATCAACAGCACCAGTATCCCCAGTCACACCAAGATTAATTCTAAAAGTTGTAGTGGTCGGCACGGCAGTGATTGTGAAAGTACCGTCGAACTCACCATATGGAGATGGAAAGTTGGAGAGGGTTACTGAATCGTTTGTCAAGAAATTGTGGGCAGACGAGGTAGTAAGTGTGTATGTTGTGCCAGACGAGAGAGCAATATTAGTGACAACTTTTCCGGGCACTGTGATTAAGTAGACCTGATCTCCGTCGTCCAGTGCTGTCAGGCCGACAACCCGTACATATCCCCCGCTGGGGAGGTAGTGAGGTGTTGAGGTTGTGATCCTCGCGGTAGTAGAGGTACGCGAGTATGTTCCTCCAGAAAGTGGAATATAGTTATTGTAGATTCTAATATCAGATGCTGACTCTGTTGATGGTGTGATAACAACCTTCCCACCGTCTGAGGCAGCATTTTGCGTGGTCAGAGAGCCTGTAACAGTAGTTACACCAGCGACCAGCGAACCAGTAATGGTGAAATCACTGCCGTCCCACTCCACGTTGGCGCTGCTGCCACCAACCTTAAAAACTCCTGTGTCGTACCAGTAGTTGTTGGCATCAATCCAAATTCCGTCATTTGTTGAACTGACATCTGCACCTAGTCGTAGAGTTCCAGCGGTGATGTAGCCGGTAAAGTTTCCGCCAGTAGCGTTAATAGTTCCAGAAATATAAGCATTGTTGGCTCTTAGGTTTCCAGCGTAGTCAACACGGAACTCTGAGATATATCTGTTTGCAT